GGTCATTCGCACCGCGATTGCGGGCTAGTCATGGGTGGATGATAGGGGGGTTATGTGATTGATTTGAATAGCATTGTTACACAGCGACAGTTTGGTGAAATCGTTGGGATAAGCCAGCCGGCGGTCTCGGATTTGCTGTCGCGTGAGGTGATTCGGGAAGGCCAGACGCTCGGTCAGTGGCTGATCGCGTATTGCGCGCACCTGCGCGAAACGGCGGCCGGCCGGGCAGCGTTGGGTGAGCTTGACCTGGCCACGGAGCGGGCCAGGGTGGCCCGGGAGCAGGCCGATAAGTTGGCGATGCAGAACGCGGTGACGCGGGATGAGCTCAAGCCTGCCCTCGTGATCGAGATGGTCCTGAGCCGCACTGCGGCGAAGGTCACTGGGTTGTTTGACGGCATTACGGGGCGCATCCGGCGGCGTTTTCCTGACCTCCCCACGGAGTGCATCAACCTCATCGGGGAGGAAGTCGCAAAGATTCGAAACATCGTCGCCGGCCTGTCGCTCTCTGACATCCAGGATTTTGACGGCATTCCGGGCGTCGACAACGAGGCAGAGCCGATGGAGTCAGATTTGCCGTGAGCGTCGTCGACAGCATGGATTTCGGCACGGAGAGCATCGAGCGCAATTTGCGGGCTGGTCTGGCGGCGTTTGCCGTACCCGAACCCAAGACGCTGGATCGCTGGGCACAAGACCATTTCTACCTCTCGGCCGAATCCAGCTATGTCGAGCAGAGCTGGACGCCCTGGCCGTTTCAGCGCGCCATCCTGTCGTGCCTTTCCAACGACGACATCCGGGAAGTCATTCTGCGCAAATCAGCGCGGGTCGGTTATACCAAGATGATTCTGGCGGCCATCGGCTACTTCGCCGAGCACAAGCGCCGAAGCCAGGCCATCTGGCAGCCGAACGACGGGCGAATCAAGGTCTTCGTTAAGACCGAACTCGACCCCATGCTCCGGGACGTTAAGGTCATGGATCGTGTGTTCCCGGAAAACCTCAAGCGGCACAAAAACAACACCCTCGAACAGAAATTCTTTTTGGGATCGGTGCTTCACACCCTGGGCGGGACGGCCAAGAGCAACTACGAGAGCATCAGCGTCGATGTCGGATACCTGGACGAATTCGACAAATTCGACCATTCCATCGAAGGCAGCGGAGATCCCGGCGCCCTGGCCGCCAAGCGGGTCGAGGGCGCGACCTTTCCCAAGATGGTGTTCGGCTCGACGCCGCTGCACGAGATCACCTCGAACATCCGCAAGCGCGAACGCACGGCCGACCTGTTCATGGAATATCACATCCCATGCCCGGAATGCCATGCTCTCCACCCGTTGACCTGGGGGGGTAAAGAAGAGCCGCACGGCATGAAGTGGCGGGACGATGACCCGCAAACGGTTCGGCACCTCTGCCCCCATTGCGGGGCCCTGATCGACCAAGCGCAATACCTGGAGGTCGCCGATCACGGCGTATTGCGGGCCGAAGACGGCACCACTTGCGACGTCAACGGCGTTTTTCGCGACGCCACTGGCAATATCCAAAAGGCCCCGGAAAAACTCGCCCTGCACGTCTGGTCGGCCTATTCCCCCAACGTCTCGTGGAAAGGGCTGGTCGAAGATTTTTTCACGGCACTGCGAGAGAAATCCGAAGGGAAAAAAGAACTCCTGCAGCAATTCGTCAATGAGACCCTCGGCGAATACTGGACCGAGGACTATCAAAAAAACGACCAGAACGAACTGATGGCCCGGGCAGAACCCTTCCCGCTGGAACTCGTTCCCGCGGGCTGCCTGCTCCTTTTTGCCGGCGTCGACACGCACGACAACCGGCTCGAATGCAACGTCTGGGGGTACGGCCGCGGCTGCGAAACCTGGACCATCGCCGACCGCGTGTTCTACGGCAATCCCGACGAAAACGCCCTCTGGGACGAACTCTCCGAATTCCTCTTTGAGACCGAATTCGACCATGCAAGCGGCGCCAAGTTGAAAATTCACGCGACTGCCATCGACTCCGGGGGCCACTTCACGCAAGCCGTCTATCGCTGGGTCGAAGAACATCAGCACCGCAACGTGTTCGCCATCCGCGGCACGCCAGGACGAGAAAAAGCAATCCGGGACGGCTCGAGAAAAATCGAACAAGACCATAAAGGCCGCGTCAGGAAGCGCGGCCTCATGCTATGGCACGTCGGGACCAATAAAGCGAAAGACGTCCTCCACAACCGACTGCAGATCGAAAAGCCTGGCCCCGGCTATATCCACTTCTCTGCCGACCTCTCCGAGCGCTGGTTCAAGCAGTACACCGCCGAAGTGCGAGTGCCGGTGCGCACCCAGAACGGGATGACCGGTACCCGATGGGAATGCCCATCCGGCCGGAGAAACGAGAAGTGGGACTGCGCCGTCTATTGCGTCTGGCTGGAAGAGGGCATTCGCGTCTCCAGCCGATCCTACGGCCTGGCCAAGGCGCCGGCCAAATTCTGGGACGATTTGGAAGCCCGCGTGCTTCCGAAGACGCGGGATTTGTTTGCGGCCGTCGAAGAAGTGCCGGCCGACGAACCAGTGTCGGAGCGGCCGCCGAAAGCGCGGCAACGTCAAATCCAATCCGGCGCCCCGGTGGGCCGGGACGAATGGGCTTCGCGACTATGAGGGCGGACGCCGAAACCAAGGAATCCTGGCTGCAGGATATCCGAGCGGTCCTGGTAGAACTGGGGCACGCCGAGCACAGCGCCCGTGACATGGCGCGGGCGCTGTTCGGGGGACTCCAAAGGCTGCGCGGCGGCATGGAGCACTACATCCCGGCCGAAGACCGGGAAGGCCGGGATGCGGCCATCCGCGCCGAATTCAACGGTCGCAACCGCGACGACGTTTGCCGAAAATTCGGCATCAGCAAATCCCAGTTTTACAAAATTCTGAGCCGCTAAATAGTCTCATTTCTTGGGAAGAAATGAGACTCCGATTTCGGCATTCTGGTGCCATGAGTACGGCTTCCGACCTTCTCGCCCTGTATGTTGCCGCCGAGGCCAAAATCCTCAAGGGGCAAGCCGCCACTGTCGGCGACATGACGCTTACCCGCGCCAATCTCGCCGAAGTGCGGCGCGAACGCGCCAACCTGGAGCGGCGCGTTGCGGCTGAAAACCGCCTGGCGTCTGGCGGGAGTTCAACCGGGTACGCCCTGGCGGATTTCACGTGAACCTGCTCGACCGCGTGGTGGCCTACGTATCCCCTGGCAGAGCCGTAGACCGGCTCCGCCAGCGTGCCTGGCTGGCCGCCTACGAAGCGGCGAAGCCCAGCCGGTTGCGGCGGTTTTCCAAAGACCATGCGAGCGGCGACCTGTTGGCCCGCAACGAAGCTCGCCCGATTCGTGCCCAGGCCAGAGACCTGGACCAAAACCACGACATTGCTCACGGCGCCCTGACCGTGCTGGTGAACAACATCATCGGCCCCGGCGGAATCGGCATCGAACCGCAGCCTCGCCGGCTCACCGGCGAAATCGATGAAATCCTGGCCCAGCAGTTGATCGACCTCTACCGGGACTTCTGCCGCTTTCCCGAAGTGACCTATCAGCACAACATGGCCGCCTGCCAGCGGCTGGCCTGCCGCACCTGGCTGCGGGACGGCGAAGCCTTTGCGCAATTGCTCGAAGGCGCGGTGCCCACGCTTGACCATCGGACCCGCGTCCCGTTGTCCATCGAACTGCTTGAGCCGGACATGATTCCGAGCGATGCGGAGATCGCCATCAAGGACGGAATGGGCGGAATTGTGCGCAACGCCTGGGGCCAGGCCGTCGCCTACCGGGTCTATAAAGCCCACCCGGGCGACCGCTTTCTCTGGCAGCGGCCGGACGACCTCAAGACTATTCCCGCCGCCCGCATGCTCCACGCCAAGTTGGCCGACCGCATTGGGCAAAGTCGCGGTGTGTCGATCATGGCCAGCGTCATCACCCGGCTCGAAGACCTCAAAGACTACGAGGAGTCCGAGCGCGTCGCCGCCAAGATCGCAGCCTCCATGGCCGCCTACATCAAAAAGGGCGCCCCCGATATGTATGACCCGCCCGGCGACGGTGGCGCCCAGCCGACCCGGGCGCTGCGCTTCCAGCCGGGCATGGTCTTTGACGATCTGATGGTCGGCGAAGAAATCGGCACCATCGACACCAACCGCCCGAATCCCAACCTCCAGGCCTATCGGGACGGGCAACTGCGGGCCTCTGCCGCCGGTCTGGGCGCCAGTTACTCCAGCATTTCGCGCAATTACAACGGCACCTACAGCGCGCAACGCCAAGAGCTCGTGGAACAGTGGGTGGGCTATCAGGCCTTGACCGAAGCCTTCGCGGCGCAATTCGTTCGACCGCTCTGGGAGCGTTTCGTCGCTTTGGCCGCGCTGTCTGGCGTCATTGAAGTCCCCCTTGACTTGATTCCCGGAAGCCTGGACGACGCGCTGTTCATCGGCCAGCAAATGCCCTGGATTGACCCGGCCAAAGAGGCCGACGCCTATAGCACCCTGGAATCCCGCACCTATATGAGCGGGCCTGAAATCATCCGCCGCCGCGGCGCCAATCCCAAGGACGTGCTCGACCAGCAAGCCAAGTGGGAACGCCAAAAAGCGGAAGCCGGCCTGGCGCCAAGCGCTGGCCGCCCAGCCCAGAACGCCAATCCAAACGATCGGAGCCCCCAGCCATGAGCGCGTGGTACACCATCCAGGCCCGCGGCCAGAAGTCCGCCGAAGTCTTCATCTACGGCGACATCGGCCGGTCCTGGAACGAAGAATCGGTCACTGCCAAGCAGTTCGTCGACGAAATCAACGCTCTCGACGTAGCCGCCATCACGGTACGCATCAATTCGGTCGGCGGCAGCGTCCCTGACGGCCTGGCCATCTACAACGCCTTGAAGCGGCACAAGGCCACCGTCACGACCAGCGTCGATGCCCTGGCCGCTTCGATCGCCAGCCTGATTGCGATGACTGGCGATACGGTGGAAATCGCCGAAAACGCTCTGCTCATGATCCACGCGCCGTGGAC